TGGATGCAATATGGGTAGAGGTAATGACCTATAAACTATAACTCTTTATAATAACCGCCTAGCTTAAACTCAGTCTTAGTATTTATTGACGATTTATTACTTGGAATATAACTTGATCTTGGCATTACCCTAAAATCAAAACTAACTCGACTAAATTCGGTTTCGTTTATCTTATTGCCATGCCGTAAATTACTGCCATCCCATTGTATAAACTCGCCATACTCACAATTCATGGGCAAATACTTACCGCTATCTTCAAATGACTCTACCCAAATAGTATTTGTATCAAAGGCATCGGTTATCGGCAAAAAGAAATTATCCTCCATTACAGACTCAGCCCAATTCTTATCCCTATAATCTTTGTCTTTATGGAACTCGCCAACCGCAATGTTATTAGGGAAAGAAACCCTAAATGTAGGGATGGACTGATATACAATATTGTCACCGTACAATGGCTTAATCTCGAATTTTAAAAAACGCCTGTAAACATACTGAAACTCATCAGTACGTGCTAACTCATAAAACCTTTTATGTAATAACGTGCTTTGGTCTTGCTCCCTACAGAATACAGGGGAGTCCGAATGTAGTAAATTTAACTCGTCAACTTTTAAAGCCTCTTGTATAAGTTGCTTAAATGGGTATTTGTCTATGTCAAACGTGTACTTTGTCATCCCTGTTTTGGCAATTTAACCTTGTCTATTTTTGATGTGTCGACCGATGCAGTAGAACTTACCCCTGTTGATGTAGTTGGTGCAATAACTCCAGGTGTTGGAGATGCGCCTACCGTTGCTGTGGTAATATGAATATGAGAATTGTAAGCTGTAATTAGGTTATTTAGGTCTGTTTTTAGCGTGTCAAAACCAGCCTTTAACTCCGAAAACCTAACTGCATTATCGTCATTTCCATTCAGCTCTAAGTCTCCTGAATTGGTCATGTAGGTATATGCTACCTCATTGCCATTGGAGTCTGTTGCGTACGTTCTAAATTCGCCATCATTTGCAACTCTATTAGTAATCACATACCCCAATACAATTGTCGCTCCTAATTCAGACGTATCGCTTCTTACCCCAATCGTATCTTTTACGGGCTTACTGTCTAATCCAAAAGGGGAAAACTGCAAAGACTCCTGTACGTCATTGCGGCCAAGCCCTAAATGCTTGACAAGTAACTGCCCTATGCTATTTACCTTCGATGATATGTACTTAAAAATAATCATATAAACACATTAGTAGGTGTGCTGCCATCATGAACACTTGGCAATACACACTTCAATTCACAAGTCTGACTTTCTTGATTACCTCTAAAACTAACCTCCTCAATAAACCATTTAGTCTTATTTGGCATTCCTAACTGTGGGTCAACTACACTAATAACCGTATTTGGCTGCAATAGCTGACCTTTGTACTCCCAAGATGATAAAGATATGCTTAATACTATCGAGCCTATCTCAGATGCTAATTCTCGCTTTGCTGACTGCTCAGTAGTTATATCGTCACCGCTTGACTGAATACTTACCTTGGGTCTGTACTTACTTACAAAAGGATTGCTTACCGTAAACTGCCCTGCATTGCCTCCGCTTGCCGATGCCTGCTTAATTACCGTTATCTCGCTGTGCATCCCTTGTCCGTTAAATACCAAACTCATAGATGTAACACCAACACCACCTCTATTAATCTCAAACAATGGAGGCTGATTTACTTGCGCCCGTGTAAATAAAACATTGCTAAAAACATCATGCGACAATATCACATTTCTTTGTGATGCTATTTCGGCTAAATATCCTACAATACTCTGAGATGCACTTGCTGTTGTTGAGTTTATTGAAGCATTTACAACCGAACTAACGTCTGGAGAAACACTTATATTAAGCCCAAAAGGTCTGATTAAAGACCTTGCAATATCTAATAAAGACTTGCCATTAGCTTGTAAAGGGTAACTATCAACAGGTATTTGGCAATCTTCTAATACGCCCGACTTAGAGTACCCCGAAATCTGTGATAAAGACTTCTCTGAAGATACAGCATGCGAAAAATTTAATACCGTGCCTGTAATTATTGGATTGCCATTATATTCTACAACAGCATCTACATAACTGCCAAACTTATTAAACTCTCGTAGGTCAATGTTATTTGGGTCGTACCAATAAACAAAACTAAAGGTAGATGCTACGCTGTCATACTTTAGATTTACATTGATGTCGTTAAACCTTGATAGCTTTTTACCGCCAACCTTTAATATCATCATTGCACATAGTATGTAAATGGAGTTCCTGCATTAATACCTAATATATGGTTTAGCCCCCAATCATTTGCGCTCATCACCAAGTCTATTCCCGACTCAATATCGCCATAATATTGGTATGCCAACTCAATTATGCTAGTATCAAAAGGTAAAAATAACGTCCTTTCTTGTTGTGCATTTAACCCAATGACAAATAAATTAGCTAATGTGTAATCAACTAAGTATGTCAAATTAAAAATATACTCAAAGTCAGGAATGTAACTATCGGTATCCCCTCCATTGTCAGTCTGTAATACATCCAACAATTCTATATAAGTGTTGTATTGCGCTACTATTTGGTCAATAACTGCAAATACGCTACTTGCTGATGTGTAATTACCAGGCAAAGGATTAGATGCTGCAACACACATGGCTGACAATAAACCACCTGATGAGTTTTCAAATAGTATCTTATCTTCGACAGAGTCAATAGTATCAGTAGAACCAAACAAGGTAGACAACTGAGTAGTCAATGAACTCAGCCTTATTTGCAGATTAGTCCTAAATCTTGCCGGTGCCAATATTAAAGACTGAGTTTGTAATATAGCTTGCCTCGGCTGAGTAGTTACATTTAATACCTCTGCATTTGCGGAACTGAATAGATTAGTATAAGCCTCCGCCTCTGCTTGTGGCACTATCTGAATAGCAGAATTAAAATAGACTCCGTTGTTGACCAACATCGCAGCACTATTCGCTGGCTTTTGCTCAAAACTTTCTGCGCCAAATTCATTGGTATTGTTTGTTAAAATATCTACTTGGTCAACAGCACTTACCTCAGAAACTAACCCTGCCTCATCTATGGTCTCTACAACCGTTGCTGTTATCGTGGTTACATTGTAATTCCTGTCATCAAATTGTAACCCAATAGGCTGAACCGATAGCCGACCGTATAAAGGATGCTCGATAGCCCATGGGCGAGGGTCGCTTGCAGATGTATCAAATTCTTTTGCACGATCTAAATTATCTTCGCCCTGAAACATAATCTCTAAATTATATTTCATAGACCTAGGTAATCGCCTATCTATAAATGAACCAGACTGATTAGGAAAATTAAACTCAGTCAAGTTGTATTCACGCTCCTTGGTTAGCCTGCTATACAATGGCGTGTATGCCTTGCCATCACCGCAAGTGATAACCATTCTGTCATTTGCTCTGCTAACCCAACTCATCTGTTTCTTAAATATTCAATTTGTTTCCTAGCCTCAGTTATAAATATCTCATTAATATTTAATGATGACTCATAGCTTGCTCGCTTCATAAACCCTCTACCTTTAACTGGCTTAATTCCGCCTTTCTTATACGAATATACAGCAGTTCTTTTAATTTCAATTCGCCTTGTCGTTCTATTTGTGCTTACTTGGTCAATCTTACTTAACGTCTGCCTACCTGATTTTACGTTGCCTAACACATAAGCAGCATTGCCGTGTTTCTTTTTTGCAGCAATAGCAGCACGAATCCACCTTTGTTTCTTTGACTTAATCCTTGCTCCAGAGTAAGTCTTTCTTGATGCCTTAAATACGTTGTCAATATCTTTTACCGACTCAATAGAACGCTTAACGTTTCTATCTCTATTCTTACCAACCCTTGCAGAATCTAATGGTATAAATTTACGCCCTCCAATCTTACCGCCATACTCTTGTTGCTCTAAATCCTTTACAGCAAAGTTCTTATCGCCGCTTAACTTTCCTTCAAAGAAACCTACCGTTGCTTTCATATCCTGAATCCTGCCCATCTTAGCAAAATCTACCGTGCTGTTTGCAATAAAGAAATTCTTTCTCCTTATAGTAAATTCCCTTTCGGCAGATTTTGGCATAGTCCTTTTCTTAACGTCTAATGCAGCCTTGCTAAGAGTCTCTTTAACCGCCCTTGGCAATGCTCGCTTAGACATCTGTTCAAGCTTATCAGCGTATTGAACAACCTTGGATGTGTCAAGGTTAAGCCTCATTTATGGAGCGTATTCAATAATTAAATATCCTCGGTTGATAGAGGTGTCGTCCCACCCATTTCCTAATGTATAGAAAGAATCTCTAATAATATTAACAACTAAATCGCCTGAACTATCC